AGGGGTAATGTGCTGGTAGGCCCAGGGGACCTTGAAGGTAATGCCCTTACTGAAGCAGAAGTTCGTCTTGAAATCCGACAGCGCACGCGCATAATTGAATACGAGCTGGGGCTCACCCGCAGCCTTGCGGTACATCCACTTAACTGATGGCCGAGATAAAACGCTGCGGCATTAGCGTAGCGAATCATTCGAGGACCGTGAATCTCAAACTCTTCCTCGGAAAGTTCTACCATTCCCAGAGGAGAGATCTGAACTGCTAGGTCCCCGCCAGAAGCGCGGGCACCTGCACTCGGAAAGTCCATTGCCATTGGGCATCACCTCCGCTCCATATGAGGACGACGGAGTAGATTAATCGATTACGGTCGCGGCGTTGGGCCGGTTGTAGTGCGCGCCGTCTCGCTCAACCGCGATATACTGGACCTCGGCCTCAGGCCCGGCACCTTCGGAGAAGTCACCCAGCATCGTCGGAGCCTGCGTCCACGCGGCCGAACCAAGGTGGGCACGCTCCTGCGTGACTTCCTGGGCCGTCTTAATATAGACGTTGGCGTTATGATTGGGACGGCCAGGCGCGGTCTGGTAGCCCTGCATCATGCCGATCATGAAGTCATTCGGAACTGCGGTGTCAGTCGCAACGCCCTCTTCAAAGCGGAGCGGGCCACGACCACCGGGCTGGTCCGGGGCCTGGACGACATCGTAGGAAGACCCGACGCGCTCGGGCGGGACTGCGGAGGGAGCGAGAGTCATTTCATATTCCTTACTTACGTACCGTTAACGCCGTACTTCTTGCGAGTGGTCACCGGAACGGCGTCAGTCCCGCTGGTGGTAATAACCGGAGCCGGTACAGTAGGCGCACCTGCTACCTGCCTCCCAGTATACTGGACGGTCCATCCCGCTGTATTCCAGGTGGGATCTTTAACTGCAGTAGCCATCGGCTGTCCTTACTCGGGAGGATTCCCCCCGGCTTCAGAGCCGGAGTCGATAATAGCGGCCGGGACAATGCCGGTCGCACCCAGAGCGACACGCTGCTGGTACTGGGCGGTCCAGCCGCGAGACCCGTTTGTCTCGAACGACGGGTCCGGGGAGGGAGTCGCGATGACCGCATTCCAAAACGCCATGATTATCCTATTCCACTCACTGAGTACTCAGGAGTCCCTGTTGCGATTAGCTTGATGGTGGTCCCGCCATTGGATGCGTACTGAGATCCGGCTAGTGGCTGATACGGGGAGTTGAATCCGTTCGCCGCCATTCCCTGCTGATACCAGAGACTGTCCACGCCGTCATTGCCTACTTCGAGAGTCTGGCCTGGCTCAACCGCGAAGCAGTCAGCCCCGCCAACGGTAGGAGCAGAACCGTTGGTGGTGCCGTAGATGATTCCCGCATCGCCAGGAGTGGCACCAGTAGGCTCCAGATTCTGGATACTGATGTCGTCGTATCTAGCGGTGAACGTAACCGTGGCAACCGTACTAGCCGCCAAAGTTCCATTCGCATCTTCAGTCGCCATTACGAAAGTCCTACCGCGATTCGCTGAGCCAGCGGAGTCAGGCCGGTAAGCGTAAACGGCGCTGCCGCATTAATTGAAGCCGCCGTGGTAAGCCCGGCCGCGATGACACACGCGTTGAGGTTGCCCGCAGCCGCCGTGGTGTTCCAGTTGGTGATGACGGCAGAGTTGACCGGCCCGGCAGCAAAGGTAGGCAGGGTTCCGGCAGCGGTGTTACCCACGAAGGCGACGTAGTATCCGCCCTTTGCGACGGAAATCGGGACGACGATCGGAGTGACGAACGGACCCGCAGTCTGCCACAGGGTGGACTGGTCGGCCGAAATCCCGGCAACGGCACCAGTCGCCTGCGAGATCAGGACGACGAAGTTCTGCAGGGCGGTCAGTCCGGTTCCGGCCGTGGTGACAACGTAGTCCAGGTTAGTGACCAGCGTGTCAGATTCAGTAATCGAGGTGAGTGAGCCGTAGAGGGTTCCCTTGACGGCAGGCTGGAAGGTGCCTGACGCGACGTTGAAGTCGATGGACTCAGTCAGAAAACCGGACGCAGTCAGCGCAGGACTGAACGAGGAGTCCGGACTGTTACCGGTCAGGGCTTCATTCCCGTTGGCCTGGACATTCCAGCCGACAGGCATGCCCTGGAGGTATACCGGGGAGGGAGCAGCAACTGCCATGGTTTCGTCCTATCAGAGTCGGGTTACATTAGCTACAATACGGCATTGGGAGTCGCGAGTGATAACGAGGCGTTGTCCTGGTTAATTGTACCGCTGACCGGCACCTGGAATTGCGGGAGAGGAACGGGTCCGCCATTGTGCAGGGCGATTGGCCAGATGTCTCCCTGGATCGACTGCACGATGAACCACTGGAGCAGGGCGAAGTCTGTTTCAGTCCAGAAGTCCGAATCAAGAATGGCGGCCAGGATAGTCGCGTTGTCGTCACCACTAAGGGTATCTGCGTCGTAGTAGTAGGCGACCAGAGAGGTGACTATGTCTGCACCGGTACCGCTGTCGGTCCCGAAGACCGAGGCAAGCAGGCTGACTATATCAGTCCACGCACCGCTGTCAGCTACTGACATCTTTGCCGTAAGAGAGCAAGCATCCAGGCCGGTACCAGAGTCAGCGGCGAGTATGCTGATACGAATAACAATGTCAGTGCCAAGTCCGGACTCTGCTCCGGAAGCATGAGCAGTGAGAGTAGCCGTGTCAATACCCGCGCCATTGTCTGCATCATACACAATGTGAAGGGATACAACAGCAGTGTCCGTGCCCGCACCAGAGTCTGTGTCGTGAACAATGTGAAGGGATACAACAGCAGTGTCCGTGCCCGCACCAGAGTCTGTGTCGTGAACAATGACGTACGCGATGTCTGTCCCTACAGCGCCGTCACCTGCACCGGCCTGACCGACGTAAAAGTCGTCAAAGTAAATAACCTGACCATTTGTCAGCCCGCCAAGACCATACACAACTGGTTTTACAAGGGCGTTTCCCGGCAAGACAGTAAAATACTCTGTGAGCTGCTGCCAGGTACTATTAGCATTAATGTATGCCGCCCCACCGGTTTTGAATATATAACCTGCAGTACCGATAACCTCTTCGTAAAAATTGGCAGTGCCAGACGGACAGAGCATCCAGTACGAGAATAGGTATGTTCCGGCAGGCTGAAGACCGAGATTGTACAAGAATTCATTGTACGGAGTCACACCGCTGAGTCCAGTCGTGGAAGCGAGCGAGTGGGTTCCGGAGTGTGCGTAAGCCGTCGAATTCGCTATGACACAAAACGGTTCACCTGCTCCCCACGGTCCGGTGTCGCCACTCTCAAACCCTGGGTCGGTGACCAGGTTAGGACCAAGGTAACTGGAGTTTATCAGTACGGGACTTGTAGTCGCTTCAGTACCCGCGCCAGAATCGGTATCCGAAACCTTGATGGATACCTGAGTGTCAGTACCGGTACCTGTATCGGTACCAGCGGGGATTTTGATTCCGCCGGTATTAACGTCAGTACCCAGGCCGGTATCTGCCCCGTAAACAACGGTCGGGTAGATAGTAGTGTCGGGTCCTAGCCAGCCCTGGTCAGACCCGGCAACAGAAGACAGGTAGTACGAGCAGGCGTAGGGACTCCCCTGTCCCCAGCGAGCCCATTGCGGGACTGCCAGAGTACCGGTCGCTGGTGTCGTAATAGTCTCCAGCAGAGTACCGGCGGCATTGTAAATCCTGGCGGTAGCCTGGGCGGTCGTGGCGTTAAAAGTAACACCCATCTCGATGCGATACCAGGTATTGATTACGGGTGTTGTGGTTCCTGCTATCCCTGCCGTACCAGACACCGTAACATTCCAGTGCCCGTTAGAAGCAAGGTGGTACAGGAGGGCTGAGTGTGCGGAGGCATCACCGTAAATGAGAAGTGGCGTATCCTGCGCAGAGAATGAATTGAAATAGACATACGTTCGCGCGTACATGACCGTGGATGTACCGGGAGTATCCCACTCACTCCAGCCGGACGCTACTGAAAGATAAGACAGAGGACCGAAATCTAGCTGGGCATTGCTGTAAGAAAGCCCGGTGCCACTCAGGACATCAATGGCATCAGACTGGATGCCCCCGAAAACTGAACCAGAGTTCGCGACGGTCAGGGCAAGACCGTTGTTGGTCACTTCCCCGCCGTTGGCATTCTTGGCAAGGGTGAAGGACGTGTTAGGTCCGATCCAGCCCTGGTCCGACACTGCCAGGTTATCCATGTAGACGGTAGTCGTGCCGCTAACAGCGGCTGCAAGATAACCGAACTGCGCGCTGGTAAAGGGAGTCCAGGGCGTCGTGGACGTAGCAGAAACCGTCTCCAGCAAGTTACCTAGATTGTCGTACATCCTCGCGGTGATCGTGGACGTAGCGTAGCTAACCTGCGCCTCCGCGCGGTACCAGGTGTTAGCCGCATACGTGTACGTTCCGGTTACCTGAGGTCCGGCACCGCCGTAGATATTCAGAAGACCTGTCGCAGTAAAACCTATACGGGCAACTCCAGAGGATACGGTTACTACCTCTACAACCCAGCTTCCGACCGGCGTTGCAGCAAAATTAAGCCAGCATCGTGTCCAAAGATTCTCCGTCAGTGTCGGCGTATTCCAGTAAACGCCGCTGACGAGTGTAGTGGTCGCGGTGAACTGATAGCAAAGACTACCCGACTGGGCGACGGCATTGCTGTAGACAGGCCACTGCTGGTTGTCAGAATCAAAGGCGTAGCCGGACGTCCCGGAGTTCGCCACGCTGACAGCAGTCCCGTTAGTCCCGCCCTCAGCATTACTGAACCTGGTAAATGCCATCTAGACCCTTAGGTGATTACGGCAGAGCCAGCCTGGAAAATGACATCTTCTGCGCCTGAAGTGATCTGAACCCAGATGTCATAGTTACCAGCAGCCAATGCCACGACACCGGCTTCACCAGGGCCGACCATGGACTGGCAGATGTACGGCGCGCTCGTAGAGACCCACACAGCAGGCACCCAGTCTCCGGAAACCGGATCGACATTCTGGGCAGGGAACGCCATCTGGACGGTGTTGCCAGTCGGGTTGACCGCTGCCCCGATCGTTGCCTGTATGAACTGGGTGGACAGGTGCGACTGCGTCCAGGTGAACGGGCTCAGAGTGTCCTCAGGTGCCTCCAGGCCCGCGCCTGGCGTCCCCAGGGGGTTCACCGGGTCATACTTGAAGGGCCGGATCGTCCCGGCCACTGCAAGGCTGTACAGGCTCACGCCGGGGGCACTGGCACCGGGTACCGAGATGTCGAACTGCTGGCCCCCCAGGAAGTGCTCCGTCACGTGGTAGGTCAGGGGATTCCCGTCGTCCGTCACCAGGCCCGGATTATCCGTGGCAAACAGCTTGACGATCAGCAGGCCCTGGTAGATGTAGATCTTCCCGGTGTCCTCCATGCTGAATGCCCAGGGAGAGACGCCCGCGTCGACATACGGCCAGGTAGCGGTACCTACCAGACGCTGGAGGACGCGCCAGGATGAACCGGAGTCGGTCACCGTGAAGGCGGAGCTTGGCCAGAAGGTGAGGTACCCGCCAAGCGGGTTGGAGTCCGGGTCGTTATACTGCTGGTTAATTACGACATAGAGCTGATCGGACGGGAAGTTAAGGGCCTGCTGGGGATTGACCGGGGCAGGGATATTGTACTGGTCACGGGTGAGCGGGTTGACCGTATTCTGCGCGGTCGCGCCACGCGAATACCACATGGGCCAGATAGGACCGGACTCATCGTCAATATCACCCGCGTACGGCATGCTCATGCTTAAGCCCTTCAGGTGATAGTGTCCCTCCCTAGTTTATCAGTGGATACGCGACCGGTGGTCAGCGTAGAGCATGTTGTCGTATACCACTACCTGGAGATCGGACTGGTCCTTCTCTTCCTTCGACAGGATTACCGCCATCGAAAGGGAAGCCGGGTAGTCATCGTGGGCGTCTGTCTCCTTAGGAGCCTCGCACTTGATGTTCGGTCCCTTGTAGGCAATGAGGAGATCACTCATCTCCTGGTAGAACCTGCGCCATGTCCGGAGCTGGCGGACCTTAGCACCCTGCGGCCACGATATCTGCCCGCGTTCCATCAGTACCTTCAGGTGCTTCCAGCGCTTAGACTGCTCTATCGTGCCGTCTGTCATGGGGACGAACTCGATATGGGGCATGAGGGTGCGGAGACGATCGATGACGACGTCGCCTATCCCGCCCGTGTCCACGCCGACCTTATGTATCCGGTAGGCCGAAAGGAACTCCACGATCCTGAAGTACTGATCCTCCCAGGCCATGCCTTCCAGGTCAAGCCAGTTGAGTATCTGGTGGTAGTAATAACCAGCCGGGTCGGGATTGCCCCAGTCGACAAACACGACAGTCACGATAGTCCGGTCCTGAATCCGCCCGCAGTCAATGCCTACCACGACCTCAGAGTTCTGCCAGGACTTCTCGGTAGACTGCAGCTTGATATTGCCCAGCTCGTTCAGCCGCTCCGACGTGGTGAACATGCCCTTCTCGATCAGCCACTCGCACTTGAAGGACATGCGGAACTCGTCGGAGTCCTCTCCCATCTGGATCATCGCGTCCATCACGGCGAGCTTGTAGGCAGGCACGACCTTGGCGACTACCTTCCAGTCCCACTGGAAATGGTTCTGCCTGGTATGCCCCCGCTTGACGAGGATGCGCTTGTTCTTGGCGATCTGGTCGTAGAAGAAATTCTTGACGTAGTCCGGCGTGCCGGTGTAGACATAGGTCGCACGGGTCGCCGTCCCCATCGGGATGACCGACTTGTTGACCATCTGGTTGGACCCGCCCTGGGCCTCGTCAATCAGGATGACGTGGAAGGTATCACCCTCGATAATCGACCTAGGGTGGCAGGAAATCCTCCGGCAGAGAGACTTGCAGTTCTTCAGCTTAATCGTAGAGCCCAGTCCCGAAGGGGCCTCGTTTATCTCCGGGTCGGACATGACACGGAAAGCAGATTCCGACCGTAGTCTTCCGCAAATCCGGTCGTACAGGATGTTGGACTGACGCTGAACCGGTGCGAAGGCACCGACGAACATCCCGTCCGCGTACTTACTCAGCCTGGTATACGGGCTGAGAGCGTCGGGGTACGCCTTGGCCAGGCGGGGGAGCATGATCATGGACGTAGATACGACACCCGCGATATCCTCCGTCTTGCCGGACTGGCGGCTGGCTAGGGCAGTAATGTACGCGCCATCCCCTATCAGGAATGACTCGAACATCCTCCGGGCCAGTGGAAGCTGATAGGAGCGGAGCGGATGCCCGGCTATATCGTCGTTGATTTTCATGAGCTTGTCAACGAGGTCGTCAATGAATTTCTGGCCGGACTCAGGAAGGACGACCTGGGTTTCCCTGCGCGCTTCCGCCTCGGCTTTAGTCTCGCCCTCAACGAGATCGTCGGGGTCGATGTGAAGCTCATCCATGTATTGCCCCAAGTTGGTTCGGTAAATTCAATCTTACCCTGGGGTAACACTTAACTTGGGGCAATGCTATGCAGGGTTACAACGAAACTTGGAATGTCAGTGTCCAATTCCAAGTGAGAGTTAACTCTTACTTTGAAGTGCCGTAGATGACAGCACAGTTCTTGGGCGTGTCCTTGACCTTCACCAGGGCCGTGAGCTGGGACACTTCTGCTTTCTGGGCAGCGGTCGCGTTGGCGGGGAGTGCTAGCAGTTTGTTCCAGATGGCAATGTCCTGCAGCCTGGTCGTATTACCCTGCTGGCACTGAGCCACCTCAGCGCGAACATTTGCCGTGGCGTTCTCATGATTCTGCACGGCGAGATACCCGCCACCGCCAGCCAGGAGCACGACTATCACGACAACTATTCCCAGCAAGCGGGCAACTCGCTTAGACCGTGCGACATTGGCAGCTAGCAGGTCTATCTTGTCAGCCAGTGATTTAGAGACATTCAGCAGCTTGGTTACGCCCTCAGTAAGTTCGCTTTCACTCATTCGCCTCGACCTCTTCCTTTTTACCGGCCAGGCGTTCTCGCTCCTCACCCAGTGAGGCTAGCTTGTTAGCTGTCTCCTGCAAGGCCGCCACCTGGTCACGAGTCTGCTTGATAATCTCCGCGATCTGCCTGTCTACTTCATCAGTTTTTGCCATTATCATCCTCTTTCAACGCTGCAATCTTGACGTCTTGTTTAGCTGCTGACGTGGCTTGCTTATCAATGGCAATGACGTTTCTGTCGATGATAGCATCTTGCTTATTCTGCCAGATGACAATCTGCTGCATCAGGCTCATCAGGGCGGTCAGCGAAGTATTCAGCGTTATCAGCATCGGCACGATCTGACTTGACTGATTGTCTACGAGCACATCCCGCTGAGTCTCGGCCTTGATTCTCGCCTCTTGCGAGCTGGCCAGCATAGCCTGGCTTTGCGACCACAGTGTATCCGCGTCGGAAGTACCGACAGAACCGGAGGTGTTCCTGCGGGTGATGAAATACGTAGCGAGTGCGCCGATGATAGCGGTAAGAGCTACTCCCAGGCTGACAAGAGTGGTAAGAGAGAAACTGCTTGAGCTAGCAGCAGCCAGCACCATACCCAGAATCATCCATTACCTTTCGTCCAACCCAGTCTATACTACTTACTGACCTCCCTAGAGGAGTACACCTAAGTTTACAACCCGCGACGATGTTTATTTGATCTATCATTGTCGCACCGCTTGCACGACCTGTACTCTTTGCCATTCCTGATCTTGACATGGTAGTCCGCATTGCTGTCCAGCATGTGCAGGCCATTCCCGCAGAGATGAGGGAGGCACTTC